GAAAATATACATCGTCTGCGACGACGAGGATAAGACGCTGCCGGAGTATCGCAAACGCTTCGGCGACGTGCTCGTCTTTTCCAAATCGGAGATCGCAAAGACATTCGACGAGGGCGACAATTTCGGCGACCGCCGGGCAATCATCTACGCCCGCAACGCCTGTTTCGAGCTGGCCCGACAGATCGGGGCGACGCATTTCATCGAGCTGGACGACGACTACACATATTTCAAATTCCGGTTCGACGACCAGCTACGCTGGCACGGCGCAGACGTCCAAGACCTCGACGCGGTATTCGACATGCTGCTCGACTATTTCAATTCCGCCCCGATGCTGACCCTTGCGATCGGACAAGGCGGCGATTATATCGGCGGCGAAAAGGCGACGAGATTCAACGACGGAATACAGCCGATGCGCAAAGCCATGAATTCGTTTATCTGCTCCGTCGACCGACCGTTTCAATTCGTCGGCCGTATCAACGAAGACGTCAATACCTACGTCCTGCTGGGGTCGCGGGGGGGGGTATTTCTGTCCATCCTACAAATCGGCCTCGACCAACTCGAAACGCAGAGCAACAGCGGCGGCATGACGGAATTGTACTTGGATGCAGGCACGTATGTAAAGAGCTTCTATACGGTTATGT